CCGGCGGTCTGGCGTTTGGTGTTCATGCCGGGCACGATGTGGCGCGACAGTTCAGCATTCCGCGAAACGTGCGGCGTGTTCAGCTCAAGAATTTCCGCGCTGATTCGTCCGATGTGCCTGCCGAAGTCCGTGCATACCGATTCGGCATGTGGGCACTGGCGCAGCTTTCGCAGACTGGCAGCATCCCGTACCAGAACGCTGCAGCGGTCGCATACTGCCGTGATAATGGTCTGCTGAATGCAGCACACGGCGAAGGCGGAGCCGACACGACCGGGGCACACGTGCTCGTTCCGGATGAGTTCGGCACCGACCTGATTCTGCTGCGGGAACGCTACGGTGTTGCCCGCCAGTTGTTCAATGTGGTCAACATGTCGAGCGACACCCGCACCGAACCGCGACAGTTGAGCGGATTGACGGCGTATTTCACCGCTGAAAACGCCGCAATCACTGAATCAACCATGCGGTTTGATAATGTGACCTTGGTGGCGAAGAAGCTGGCCGTCATTGCTCGCATGTCGAACGAACTGAACATGGACAACGTGCTGGGGCTGGCCGATCGTCTCATTGGCGAAATCGCCTACGCATTTGCGTACAAAGAGGACGACTGTGCATTTAACGGCACGGGCACCAGCACCTACGGCGGAATGGTTGGCGCACGCACCCGGATGGATGAACTGACGGCAGGCACTGCCCCAGGCCTGATTGCAGGCAGCGGCAATCTGTGGTCAGAGCTGACATTGGCCGACTTTAACAAGGTCGTCGGGTCTCTGCCGAACTACGCAGACGTTCCGGGAGCCGGTTGGGTGTGTCACAAGACGTTTGAACACAGTGTTATGCAGAAACTGGCCTATGCGGCTGGCGGTGTGCTGGCGTCTGAAATCGTTGGCGGCATTCGTCGCAACACGTTCCTTGGCTACCCGGTCTACACGTCGCAGGTGTTCCCGAGCACCGAAGCCAACAGCCAGATCCCGGTTCTGTTCGGTGCGTTCAATCTGGCAGCAATGTTTGGTGCACGTGGTCAGGAAGAAATCGCATTCTCCACCGAGGCCACTGTGGGCGGTCAGAGCATGTGGGAACGTGACCAGATCGGCGTGCGTGGAACCGAGCGGTTTGACATCGTGGTGCACGACTACGGCACCAACAGCGCAGCAGGACCGATCGTTGGTCTGGAAACGCTGGGTAGCTGATTGATCTGATGACCGATTGCCCGGCGGTTGTTCGCCGGGCAACTTCTGCACACTCTCCCAAAGGGGTTTCGAATAATGATGGCCGAACGATTGGTGAATGATTCTCTGCTGATTAGTCCGAGGTCGATGACGAACAGCGCGACCACAACTGCGAATTTGGACACGAAGGGCGCAAACTACGCAACGATCCGCGTGGCGTTTGCTTCCGAGCTGAACACGAATGCAGTCGGGCCTACGCTGGTTCTCAGCGAATCCGATGACACGGTTGTCAGCAACTTTGCCACCCTCGATACGCAGTCCGCTGTGGATCTGACGGCAGCCCGTGAACTGCACTACGGTGTGGACCTGCGAGGCCGGAAGCGATATCTGCGAATCGCTGTGAGCACGGCAACCGCCACCAATGACAACGTCACGGTGGCAGCCGTTGCAACTCTGAGCGACCTGCAGGACGCGCCGAACGGAACGACCGGCGTTGCCGATCAGGTTGTTTTCGTCTGATGTGCACGGGGGCGGCAGGCAGTGTGGTGGCTGCCTGCCGTTTCCTCAATTCTCCGGAGGGGCTATGAAAATCAACGTGGGCTGTGGTGACAGCAAGCTGGCAGGGTACGACAACCGAGACATCAAAGCGGGTCAGCCGTGTTACCCGCTGCCGTTTGCTGATGGTAGTGTTGATGAGGTCAGAGCGTCACATGTGCTGGAGCATCTGACGTTTCGACAGGCCAGTGAGGCCCTGCGGGATTGGTTCAGAGTCCTGAAGCCGGGCGGTGTGCTTCGGGTGGCAGTGCCCGACGTGCGGAAGTGTTTGGAGGCGGATGACGGTAAGCACCTGTTCTACTTGATGGGAGGACAAACGGACGAACACGACATCCACCGCAGCGCGTACGATGTGGAGCGGCTGGAAGCCCTGCTGGAGCACACGGGATTTGCAGGCATCACAGAATGGCAAAGCACAGACAACGACACGAGCAGCCACCCAGTGAGCCTGAATCGACTGGCAACAAAGCCACAGGCAGAGGCAACAGCGGCAACACGACGGACGGCAACGGTTAAGGTCGGAGCCTACTGCACACACCCACGGTACGAGGCAGTGGCGGCAAGGAATGTGATTGATGGGGCGTTGAAGACTCTCGGAATCAACCTGCACTGTTCGCAGGGTGTTTTCTGGGGTCAGTGTATGCAGCGGATGTTTCAGGATGCACTGGACAAAGGGCTGGACTGGATTCTAAGCATCGACAGTGACAGCCTGTTTACGTCGGAGCATGTGCGGCACCTGATGGATGTGTTCGCGCAGCATCCGGAGAGTGACGCACTGGCCGCGCTGCAGTGCCGGAGGGGTTCGCCGTTTCCGCTGCTGACAACAGGCCAGCATCAGACCGGGGATCAGGTGCAAATTGACGGTAAGCCGATCAAAGTAACAACAGCCCATTTTGGACTGACGTTGTTTCGAGTGGACAAGCTGCGGACATTGCCGAAGCCGTGGTTCAAATCAGAGCCGGGCAAGGGTGGTGATTGGGACGATGACCGACTGGACGATGACATCTTTTTTTGGCACGTATGGCGGCAGGCTGGCAACACCATTCACGTTGCACCATCCTGCAGCATTGGACACCTCGAAGAAATGTGCGCGATGTTTGACGCGAACCTGCAGCCGAAACACGTTTACGTGCACGAGTGGCGGAAGGAGAACGGCTTAAAATGATCAAGATCGTAAGACCGTGGCGAGCGTTCCCGGTGGGCGTGGTGTGTTCTCCGGGGTATGGGATTGAGCTGGAGTTGATTCGACAGGGTTTTGCAGTTGCAGCACAGGAGCCGAAGACATGCCCAGCACCCCCACATTCATCACCACCAGCGGACCGGCCATCGAACCGATCACGCTGGAAGAAATGAAGACCCGTCTGCGGGTGTCAGGCTGTGACTTTGACAGCGAACTGTCTGACATGCTGATTGCAGCGCGGCAGCAGGTTGAGGCCGACACATACCGAAAATTGATCACGCAAACCGTGGTCATGTATCAGGAGGATTTCGTCAGCCTGCTGGGGCCGTTGGATATCCGTCTGGCACCAATTCAGAGCGTCACGCACGTCAAATACTATGACCGAGACGACGCGCTGCAGACGTTTTCGGCGGACGATTACTACACGAACCTGACCAGCACGCCACCAGAAATCAGGCTGAAGGAGGCAAAGCAGTGGCCGAACACCAGCCTTTACAGGCCGAATAAGGTCGAGGTTACAATGGTGGCCGGATACGGGGCGACGGCAGCCAGTGTGCCGAGGGCGGCGAAGTTGGCGATGGTGGAATATTGCCGGGCAATCTGGGATGGCTGCGACCACGACACGGACACCTACAAGCGGCTGGTGGCGTCGTTGCAGTGGACGGGATACCACAAGGTGTTCGCATGAGGTGCAAAGCGAAATCATCACACTCGCAATACACAACGCGAATCACGGTTCAGCGGCTGGCCGGCACTGCCGACGCAGCCGGGCACATTGACGGCAACACGGAATCAAACTGGACGACGTACACAACGGCGTGGGCATCGGTCCGCAGCCGTGGCGGGCGTGAGTTCTGGCGCGTCAGTCAGGTGCAGTCCGATGTGGATTTCGTGTTCAACTGTCCGTGGTCGCCTACGCTGGAAAAGGCGACGCCAGACATGCGAATTGTGTCTGATGGCAAGGTGTACGAAATTCTGAGCGTGATAAACGTGGACCTTGCAAACAACAGCATTGAGATTCAGACACGAAGGCGGACCACCTGATGTTTGGTGCAATGCGATCGGCGGGGCTGAGTGGACTGGGCGAGGTCATTGTTGCGAAGGTGGAGATTGCGAGCGTACAGCGTGCAGTGAATCGAATGCTGACCACAGTAGAGGGCAAGGCGGCAACGAAAGCACTGGCAGAGGTTGGGAAGTTTGGCAAAAAGAAAGTCAAAAGCGAAATACCGGGAAAATA